TGAAGTCCTTTGCTGTGTCTTCGAGTAGTTGTGTTCCTTCTTTGAGCTTATCCATTTCCTTTCTCCTGATCTTGTGGTTCTGGAAACAATGAGGCTATCAGTGCCTTCATATATTCATCGCTTGGTATGTTTCCGTTATCAATGCTCGACAATACGGTTTTCAAATTGATTATGTTTATCAATATATTTTTTGTTAAACGGCCTTGAGCATATAGACCCAATATGTCTGAGTTATTCATTAAATTATTCCTTTAATTTGTTTTACGGTATTGCGACTGATATTGTATTTTCTGCCTATGGCATTGAAATCGTCTGTGTCGTTTATGATTGCGGCTTTATCACTGGGCGAGAGCGGAGCCTTAGGTCTAGCTTTTCTATCTGCCGCATTATCTTTTTGCGTACCCACTCTTAAATGGTGTGGCTCAACACACGAACGCCTGTCACACGCATGAAGCACCAGCATATCTTTTGGTATAGGGCCATGATGGACTTCGTATGACGCACGATGTGCCAATTTAAGTTGGCCATTGTCTCGAACCCAGCCATATCCAACATCAGAATATCCACCGAGATAATCCAAGCAGTGATGTCCATTGATCATAGGTGTGTTGGTATTAATCTCTGTTTTAGCCCTCAATGATTCCTTGGCCGTTATTTTTTTCTTTGGCATTTTAATTCTCCTTTGAAATGCGGAAAGCAATACAACGCTTTCTTCATTTCTATTTATGCGGGAGACGCCAAAACACCGTTCTTAGCTCTGAAATTGTTATTTTTATCTCAATAAATATCGTACGATCGTATATTTTATTGAGGTATTACTTATGTCAGTTAGTCCAGTGGGCAGTTTTCGTGGAGTGCCATTTTATATTCGGGATTTCTCAGATAGCGGTATGAACCGATCTATCATCGTGCATGAGTTTCCCAATCAGACAAACCCATACCTAGAAGACCTTGGGGCCAATACACTTAGGTTTCGTTTCTCAGCTTTCATCAGCAATGACTCAAATCTCTATATGAGCCGAGACCTTCTTGAAGCGGCTCTACGTGTCAAAGGCATTGGTGAATTGCTTCACCCAAGTCGCGGCATGTATCGAGCTGCATGTATTTTTTCTGAATTTTCGGAGAAGATGAATGAGAAGGGCATTATCCAAGTTGAAATGGAATTTGTTGCCGCAACACTCTTGCCACAAGTTCCGCTGACACCCCTTGGCCTACTTGATACCGCTGGTGATCTGCTCGGTGAGGCAATGGGCGGTCTTGATGACCTTGATTTTGGCCTCGGTGATACCGCGAACAGTCTCTTGAATGGGGCCGTTGGTATGGCGACCACTGCTGTTACGACAACTGCAATATCCGGCATCGACTCAGTGATGAGCCATTCAACGCTTGGTCGATATGCTCAGAACCCATTTTCCACAACCAGCACGATTACGAGCAAGGTCACGGGTTCCACTGACGCGCAGAAATTCAACAGCGCCCAGTCACTTACGATCACCGCAACCAATACCGCAAAGCAGAATTTGAACACGTCACTTGCTGCCGCGAATGCTGAGTTAGGAGCATAACATGGCAGCAAATGGGACATTTACGACCAGAGTAGAATTGGTCGATGAGGCAACGGCAAAGCTCAAGGCACTCAATAAGGAGTTCAGGGCCGCGCAAGCACCCATGCGGGCGTATCAGAAGGAATTAGCCCAATACAATAAGTTGTCTGGTTATGACGCGGCGATGAAAGCCCGCAAGAAGCACCTAGACGATATGAAGAAGGGCTTCACATCGCTCAAGGGTCATATCAGTCAGGTCACTTCACCACTCATGGGTATGACCAAGGCGCTCGCTGGGGTCATTGGTGTGGGTTCGGTGATGGGCGTTGTTAAGCTCACACAGAACTTTGCGAACTGGGGTCAGGAGATACGCAATGCGTCTGCGCTCTTGGGTGTCGCAGGTGACAAGATCGTCCAGCTAAACCAGATGTCCAAGCTCACTGGCTTGGATCAGATTGGCGGCCTTAAGAATTACCAAGACACCCAAGCACAAGCTGGTTCGGGCATGAACGCACAAGCGCAGTTCGCGGACAATATGTTGGGCATTAACCCCAATATGAAATTCGAAGATGCTCAGGTCAAAGCCATTGCTCGTGTTCAGCAACTCCTTAAAAACGGCACCGTAAATCAAGCTGGTGGTCGTAACCTCTTGAGTGCCGCTGGCCTTGATCCTGCGCTTATGGATCAGGATTTAGCCCGCTTCAAACGTCTGCAAAAGGCTTCGCAGGACAATGCCCGCGATATGGCTCCGTTCGTCAAGCAAGCAGAAGACCTATCCGATAAGTTCAAGATGGCAGGTGGTCGAGCAGGTGTGCTGACTACCAAGTTGGAAGCTGCTCTGGCACCCGCAGTCAATTCCCTTTTGGACTCATTCATCAACTGGTCGAATGACGGTAAGAACGTCGATAGCATTATGGCCGATATCAAAGGTGTCGCAGATGATGTCGCCCAAGCAATCAAGAACATCGACTGGAAAGCGGTTAGCGATGGCGTAAGATCGTTCTTTGGCGAGGCCAAGAAGCTCTACAATCTTCTAGGTGGTGCCACGGGCCTCGTAGGTATCTTTCTCGCAATCAAGGCTATTAGCTTCACGTCATGGGCGGTTGGTGTGGTCGCAGATATTGCGATGATCACCAAGGCGTTTACGGGCATGAGAACAGCGGCTGTCGCTGCTCAAGCTGCCAAGCTCGGTGGGGCGGCAATCGGTGGTGGGGCTGTCGCGCCTGTGCTTGCTCTGGGCGCTGCTGCGGGTGTGGCCGGGTATGCGGGCTATAGTCTCTACAAGGAACTCAAATACGATGGCTCTGACGCTGGTATCGTGGCTAATCGGCAGAAACAGATTTCTATGGATCGTAGGTATCATTCATCCGGCAGATACTCTCCCCTAGAGCAGCAACAGCGTAAAATGGAAATGATGGACTTTCTGGTCAAACAGAGAGGTCTCAAGCCAGAGCAGGCCGCGACGATTGTTGGCAATGTCCAGCAGGAATCGGGTTTCAACGAGAAGGCCATCGGTGACAACGGCCATGCCTATGGCGTGTTGCAAGAGCAGCGACCACGAGAGAAGGCCATCCAAAAGCAGTTCGGCAAACGGCTTGACCAAATGTCATGGCAGGAACAGCTAGACGCGAACCTATGGGAAATGAAGACCAGCGAGAAGAAGGCCGGTCAGGAGTTCTACGGGGCTTCAACACTGGAAGATGCCAATAAGGGCTTTCTCGATGGCGAACGCCCAAAGGAATACCTTGATAACGGGGTCAGGGGCAGGGAGTACGCCACTCGCCTCAACAACGCACGCTCCACTCTCTCACAATACCAGCAATACAGTGGCGGCACACCTAAGGGTCAGGCCCAGCAAACCACAGCAAATGCCAATGTCTCGGGTGACATGACGATTAACCTCAATGTCAATCATGAGGGCAAAGTTACCAGTGCGACAATGGGCTCTCACACATTGCCGGTAAATCCGAAAATTGGAGACGTTAAAACAAGGACTACATCACAGCCACGTATTGGAGGCCGATAATGCAAAGCATCATTGATATTATGGATAGCATCGCAGACTTATACCCAGACCCGGTTCAACGTCTGTCAGTTTTTATCGGTATGATGGAAAGAGTTGGATATGACCCAACGAGTAGAACATTAGTACCAACAATGAATGAGACCACCGCGACGAGTTTGAGGATTGTGATTCTCAGTTATATAGGCGCAGCGGTCAGTCAGATTGAGTTTGATTCTTCGTCTCAAGCTGAGAACATACTCACTGGATTGAAGCCACTCTTTGAGGCTCAAATGGGTGATAGCAATTTGGACTCTCAGGCGTTTAATCGCTTAAAGCGCCTCTATACCAAGACCATCGCGGATATCAGCACGCGTGGTTCGGTATTGCCGCAGGTTGTGGAGTTCTATGTCGATCCCACGGACATGATACCTTTGCCTGTGCTGGCCCAATATATCTACCAAGATGGGTCGATGGCCGATGACATATTGCTACGCAATAATAGCAAGATCATTCACCCCCTGTTCGTCAACACGACATTGGAGGTGATTAACAATGGCTGAGAAAATCAGGTGTTCATCGACACAGAGGAACTATCATTACAACCGCACTCATAGGAACATGAGAACAGAAAAGTATGATAGTACATGGCGTGAGTTTTCAGAGAATTATCGGAAGAGAAACCCGTTCTGTGTGATGTGTAGGGATGAGGGGAATTATAACTCCCTGCACATTCATGTTGATCATATCGTGCCATTGGATAAGGCACCTGATCGTAAATATGACCTTGAGAATGTCCGTAGCTTGTGTCGAAGTCATCATGGCTTGGTGACACGCAACTACCTGAATACCGGGGTCAATGAGTTACCCGTGACCCCGGCAAAGACAGACGGGCCTATTGAGCTTTAGTCTTACCAGCACGGCGAGCTTTAACCGCCGCGTGAAGACGGTTGATTTCCTTATCAAGCTCGCCTTTGAGTGCCGCTTCTTTTACCTGTTCCAAGAAAGCAATCAAGCCGGGAATACCGCCCGTAACTTTGATGCTCTTACCTTTTTTGCCGGGAATTTCGATTTTCATACCCGCGAAGCGAAGGTCACCAATGAAGTTTTCATTGTCGGTGCTTGAAAACCACAAACGAACTTCACGTGTCTTTTTGCCAGTCGTGACGGAATGTTTTTTCCCTTCAGCAGAGCTTTCATAGCTCTTAATCTGCTGATCAATATTGGCAATGAATTTGTCTCTTGGAGACGCCCCTTTGGGCTTTTCTTTTTCATCAACAAATTCAACACTGGATAAGAAAGAGAATGACATTATGACCTCATCTCAAGGGAATGATAAAAACATATCCGAGTCTATTACCAAATGTATCAAATGACAATGATATTGAGGTGACTGGCTATGATGGCTCGGAATTTAGCTTCACATCTTTCCAATGCGATATCGAAGAGAGGTCGGGCTTTCACTTGATGCCCATGACGAACTGATCCTGCGAACAATGCTGTCGCGTATCTGGCATCTGCACTTGCTACCAAGGATAGCACGGAGCCTTTTTGTCTGACTGTCCATTTTAGATGGCTGGCAAGATAACCAGTTTCGGTATGAGGCAATCCATCCCCATACTGGTTGAGAAGTAGACGGGCCTCTCTGACGAAGACCCGACCACACTCCTTAAATGCCAGTTTTAATGCGTCTTGGTCTAATGCCAAGGTTGGTACGATGATATCCATGTTTGTCTCCAATCATGGATATTTATTCCAGATAACATTGTTAAACTTTAAAATGGAATAATTTAATCAAATTTCATGGCATGATAATTGATCTCCATCATGATATCCTTAAGTTCTTCGTCTTTCATTATAGATAAATGAAAAAGTCCCTTAGAATGATCAAGCATTCCTTGAGCTCTTATTTTCTTTTCATCATAACTTAAAGAACTGTCATCTTCTAAAGACACAATCATAGATCTTATATATATAAGTTCACGTTTTATATTTTCAAGATTACTTTTTGTGTTGATTATTTCTACTTTCCCACTAGTTTTTCTATTTTGCTGTAATAATATGTTTTTTATTGAATCAATTTCTGATTTTAAAAAATTAAGCATATTATGCTCAAAACTTCCTGATGTTGCCGGTAATTCGGCCGCTTTGGATACAGACAATAAACGAACAATAGAGTTTATGTTTTCACCAGAGTCTTTTTTATCATATGTTTCTTTTAAAGATTCTGATATTTTCTTTTGTACAGGAACTACAGAATCATACCTCATAACCTTATCATAATCTATACACCTCATAGGTGATATATCGAATATGCGTTCAGTGCCTATTTCCTGAATAAGAACTACAGGCTTATCAAAAGCCTGCCTAATGCCCAATTCAAACATGACATTGGCATTTTTACCGCTCAAATCACATATGACCATATCAGCATCAAGTAAATTATTCAAAATATCAATATGAATCATTCCAGCATTCTGAACTTCATCTGCTCTGATGGGCTTGAAGCCTGCTTGCTCACAGGATGGTTTGATAATGTTAGCATATACCCGGCTAAAATGACCGGGTTCATAACCCTGCATGTCTGCAATAGGCATCACCACGAAGCAGGTTTTAGGCTTCTCTGGAGCCGGAAGAGCTTTCAGTTCTTCAGTCATGTTTTAATTACTTTCATAAAATAACATCTAGATTGAAACTGAAGCTGTGCAAAAGCTCTGTCAATTCACATTCTTACCTCTCTTATAAGGTCCATGCCTTTTGCTAGCCCAATCAAGAGCAGTTGCGATCTTTCGTTCTTCTGGCCAGATACTCATGACTGTCATTATTCATGTAAAAATGTATATGAGCACCATCAAAATGTATATCAAATGCTCAAAATGTATATGAAACACCAAAAATGTATATCAACCATTTCGCTACAACCCGCACTCTACTGCGGTTTTCTTCATTTCCATATACAAATATACATTTTTTACTACTATCTAGAGATGTTTTTGGAAATTTTTTTCTCATAACAACATCTCAACATGTATATCATGTATATTTGTATATGGGCTTTTCTTTCCTCCCCTCCATAGATAGAGCGAAGCGATGACTGTAAGCCCTGAGAAGCCCACACAGACGCACAAGCACCCAACACTACTGAGAACACCTAGACCGCCCTGAGCAGGAGCCTACGGGCTTATTGAGCGGTAATCAGACTCAGCTTGACCTCCATGAAGCGATTACCCTGACCCACAGGCAGAAATGAAATGACACGGAATGTCTCTTGGACAACTGAGCGATCAGGCCCACGAACATCACGCCTACACAAGCAGCCGATGTCGATTGCTTGCCAACGCATAAGAGCTTGATGTGTTAGGCCCAACTCCACCATCTGAGTGCCATTGATCTCTCGGAGTGGATCGATGACAGTGATTTCCGCTGGTGCCGTGAAGAGTTGGATTTCTTGGTTCTTGTTTTGACGGCCCTCGATGTCGAATTGAATGTCCATTTTGCTGAATGTCAGCTTGAATTGTGGATTGAATCTCATGACTAATACCCCTATGAAAAACTTTGATTGAATACCTGACAAGCGCGCCCCAAGTGTTCTTCCGTAATGTCGTGCCAATATACTAGAATGGCTTGCCTTGACTGAAGACGTGATAGGTCAGATAGGGTAGGACAGCTTGAAGCTCGCATTGTAGAAATGTCGCGTCTTTATCAGTGAGGATATTAATCGTTATGACGGCTTCACTTAAACGATCACTCGTCTGACATCCCTGTTTACCTGCGCGAGAAGCCCCGCAAATTGCCCCACCCCATTCCTTGATATCCACGCTGTAACCAAGGTTGGTACAATACTCTTTCAGGAACTTAATCGAGGCTTCACCAGTCCATGTCAGACGAGCCACGATTTGTGCTCGCTTGTCTTCATCGCTGGATTGCCATGTCGTGCATTTATCGGGCAGAGCAAACACTTCCAGCCAATCATCGAGGAAGTCTGTCGCTGTTGCGGGAAAGGCTGCTGCAATGAGGTCTAGGGCTTTCTCGTCCATCTTTCTAACCTCACCAGCCAAGGCATAGAACAGTCTGTAGAGGTTTGTATCAATGTCACGAGGCCATGCTTTACCCGGTGGCAGCAAATCCATCATAGCCTTGGCGTATTGGTCTTGTGTGGGTATTTGAAAATCCATCATGCCTCCTTATGAAAATTTTATATCGCCATTGATTTCAGGTAGCTGACCTGTGGTGGTCACGATGTCTGAGGCTGGACTCACGAGGGTGAATGATGTCGTGCTTGCTGCACTGGCAATCGCAGCATCAATACTCGCTAGGGTTATCGTCACCCCATTGGGATCACCCTGAGCGTGAAGCACATCTTGAATTGCTGATCTAATAGCAGCACGGGTTGTTGCCGTGGCGTTTATGAGGCCGGATATCTCAAATGAAATTGGTGTCTTGATTGGGCTACAGAGTATCTGAATTTCCGTATAGGGCTTGTCATCGAACAGCGCATTGGCAACGGTCAACTGGTCACCAGTCGCGTTCTCGTATCGTGTCTCTGATGTCGCGGTGCCATCTGTGCCTTGCGGGTAGCCCATTGTGGCGTTCGTGCGATCCAACATGAACCAGATCACGACTTCCGTTCCTGCCTTGGGTGTATTAGGCATCCACGCCATTGTGACACCCGGCACCGCTAAGGTGTTTTTGATATGATCAGCTTTGGTCGCACCCGTTAGCTGAGACTGGTAGGCTTGAAGCATTCTAATCTTCAAGGCGTCATCACTCTCAAGGTCGGTGCCTTGTGTGATACCATTCGCGGTCTCGATTTGAGCATCAACACCTGCGATGGGAGCCTGTAGGGTCAAAATGGTATTGGCCTGCTGATTGCCAGCCGCGCCTGCTGTTGTGGCTGTCACGTTGACATTGCTGCCGACTGTCGAGGCTTGATCTGTCGTGTAGGTCTGACCGTCATTGGAAACCAATGTCGTACTTGCCGGTATCGTGGTGCCCGCCGTGCCAGTGAATACGACTGTGCCTGTCGCTGGTGTCGCTGCCTTGCGATAGACCGACTTCAAAGCACACCAGTTATCAAGGTCGGATGCTGTGGCGGTCAGTGGCGTGAACTGGATCGAGATACCATCGAAAAAGAGGTCTTGAGCATTGCCCGTGCTCGCCAGCACTTCTGCAAGCACACGAAGCGGGCTGTTGGCTAGAGGAACCTGACCATTCAGAAGCCCGTACTGAATCGCGTCAATGGTGCTCTGTCTCTTGGTTTGGTAGGACTCACGAATATAAGGCATTGGAAACTCCCGGTTATGGTTTCCAATATTTATGTGCGGCAATCCGTGGCCTAGATGCCCGTAGAGAGGGCTTTCTTGTCAGGGCTATAATGTGTGCTGAAATGACCTAAAGCCCTACGAGCAGGCTTCTGAGGGCATGAGAGCTGCTATGCAGTGGCCTTAGCTGCTTACCTGGCCTATACTCTCATGCTTCTATTATCCACGAGAGCTATTTGAATGTTTAATATTGAAAAAATACTTCTCTTTGTCGTGACTATGATCACAAGTACGGCTTTCTTGTTTTTTATACCGCAGATTCATATTCAGATTGATTGGGCTTCCTTAGTTACTCACCATAGAATCAAAGTGGGTCTAACTTTGCTATCCCCCGTTATCTTTGGGTTAATAACTGCTTATATTGCTTACCAACAACATCGATTAGCAAAGACGCAGGCTAATATATCTAAGGATCAAAGAGATATCGCGTATGACAAAATGAGATTGGAACACAACGAAAGGCTGATTGTAATATTCAATAAAATGGCTGAGGTTTATAGGGCTCTTTATGACTTAGAGTGCTATTGTCCCAATGATCTTAAGAATGATATTCGCTACAGTGCAGCGAGGACGGTCGAAGAGCTAAGTCGTATTATTCAGGTGACACCTGAATCAAAAAAATGGGCACTTGGATATCTTAAGAAATCAAAGAAAATATCGAAACTACTCGATGTGTGCTGGATAAATCAGCAAGAGTGCAAATTTATGTTGGATCGGAAAACATATCAATCCATCTTCGATTTTGGCAATAAAGCGAGAGCATTATTCGATACAAAAAAAGAATGCTTAGACAGTGAAATACGTCACAATGACTTAATATATAATGATATTTTACGTAATCTAAATGATGAGCTTGATGCCCTTATGGACAAGGTAACTGAGGGAATGGGTCTATATATGGACATCCGTGATATCATTTCACCTCGTAAGTTTGGTGAATAGTCTTTCAGTCAGAGATAAACCCTTGTGTGAATAACAAGGGTTTATCTCTAACTTAGTATTCAGTCGGTAGCATAACGACTTTGTATGGTCCCTCTTCGATCACATACAGCTTCAATTCCTTTAATGGGAAATCCGTATAGTCGATCACCTGATGATATAGCTGAATAGGCCCGTCACCTTTATCTCCATCAGTGGCAGTTATCACGGCTGTATGCGAGTCAAGATCAACCTTAAGAGTCCAGAACTCTTTCTCTTCCGCTTTAATCGATGATAAGCGCCTCACGCTCGCGATGATGTCCAGTATCCAGCCCGCTCCGTTTTTGGCTAAAAACATCACCCCATCAGTTAGTAAGAGGTTTCCCATAAACCGTGTGTAATTCACCGTGCCAGTGAACTGACTGAGGTTTGCTTGGGTTATGCTTTCAATGCTCATAAGATATCTTCCTCAAGAACGATTATTTCTTGAAGGTTAGACAGCCGCTTAGTGCGCTCTTCATATTCTTCACGAGTGAGATAAAGATGCTCTGTATGGATAATAGAGTCATCGGATGGTGAAAAATGTTCAAGAACTACATGAAGCATTTGCTGTCTCCTTCGTGTAGTTTATGTTGTCTTTTGGTAACTAAATCATCCGGTTTCTGATGTTTTCTATAACTCTTTGATGTTGACTTATGGTCAAAAAGAAACCCGGCCTTTTGAGCCGGGTTGCCAATTATTTCTTATTGCCTTTGTAAAACTTGCCTCTTACGGCAAACCTACCATCGAACTCACATGGCCCCTCTGGGGGAGGCTCTTTTGCGAGCCTTTTTAGGAGTTCAATTTGGTCAGGTGGCAAATCGAGCTTCATATCGTCTAATCTCTGCTCGGGTAGCTTGTCGAACAGAGATGATCCGGCCTTGTTCTGTGCCATCGTACATCTCCTCCAAGTCTGTATGAACAACGAAATAGTAACCCTCAAGACGCCCGATTGTCTGCCACCTGTCATCATCATCGTGTGGATCGGGTTCTGTTAGAGCATTGGGATCATTTTCCAACACTCTCGCGCCAATAGCAAGAGAAATGCCTTTATGCTTTTGGCGGTTAATTTCATCTTTTTTCTTTGACCAGACCCATTGCATACTTTGTTGGCTCCTTTGTTTATTGCCTACAAAGTAACTATGTTGTCTTTTGGCAATCATTCCTACGTCAAAGGATTGTTTTTATTACCTTTTTTCTCTTGATTTTCTTCCTTAATGGCTATCCGCCTTCTTCTATCTCAAAGACCACCGAGTCATCCTCTATGCGGTGTGGAACCTCGCCACTGAGCAGTTGGTGTGCGGCCTTTTCAGTAAGGCCATAGGTTTTCGCCATTGCCATTACCCTCATGAATGGGGGCCGAATCCCCCTAGAGATCAGTGTCCGCGTGTTGTGCGCTGTGTCTTGTCTGTTGTCGGGGTCTTATCGCCTTCAACCGCTAAGGGTTGCTCTGCTTTGGGCTTTTCCTTGCGCTCACTCACGGCAAGCAATGCCTTATCCAACTCACCTGCATTCGCGGCCTGAATAAGCAGTTCCAGCACGGCTTTGACATCCGAGAGCTTATCACCCGTCTGGATAATGCTACCCATGACCGAAAGCTGGATACGCTTGCTACCGTAGCGTGGCTCTACGCTGTAGCCCTTAACGCTTTTCGTCCACCATACAGAGAACCGAACCTCTTTCTCCCTCTTGACCACTTCTCCGGTTTCTTCGTTCTTCTCCCGGTGTTCCTTGGTCAGTTTGAAGGGCTTACCTTCGACCTCTGCTGTGAGTGCTTCAAGCTGCACATTCACACCATCGACAAACTTGGACCGGACATGAGCCGTGCGGTCATTTATAGCCTGCATTTCCTTGGTGAATGTAAGTTTGCCTAAAATGGTCATCGACTTTTCCTAGCGTTTAGGGCCTGCACTGTGCTGCCCACATCGCTAATTTGTTGCCATATGATAAGGAAATCATCCGATATATTCACAAGATATGAAATCTTTGACGTTGATTTTCTTTTCAAATGGTTTCCCATTTTATTGAGGTGGACTGGTCGGTGAACCCTGTGCTCCGCTGGTGTGTTTGTGGCTCTTCAAGGATATGCCGGAAGCCGTCACGTCACTGTCGCAGGTCACATTCCCTTTGACGTGCAGGTTGCCATCTATCTCGACATCATGATCAATCGTGGCGTTACCTGTAATATGAACCAGTCCATCCGTGATGGTGATTTGATTCTTGCCATCTACGTTGATCGTGGTGGTCATCATCGACGATATGTTGATGGTCTGGTTATGCCTTAACTCAATGGATTGCCCTTGATAATCAAACAACACGACCTCGCCGGGTTGTAGGTCGCGTGGCGTGTAGCGTTCATCATGTGTGCCGGTTATGACGTTGTTGGAATTTGACCCCATGATGCCATGCACAAGAGCATTGGCTCCGGCCAATGGAGCGCTGGTAAAGCCATAATGTTGCATGAGGCGCGTATCGTCACGGATCATCGTATTTCCAAACATGGAAATCTGATTAACGTGGCTTTTGTAATTCTCTTTCCATGCGGTGTGCTTGAGGAACCGAGCGGGCTTTATGAACTGAATGCTTTGCTCAGTGAGAGTGTTGATCTTATCGCGTGAATGGTCGGAAAAGTCGTAGCTCATGAGGAAGCCCCCTGAACTGGTTTGGCATTGGGTGGTGGGCTGTCCGTGACATTCAGGCTCCCATTCTTCTGCTGGTTTGGGCTTGGTACCAATGAGGACTGATCTGATGGGTTGGCGACACCCGCGACTGGCGGAGTGATAGCAATGGGCACAACACCCAAGGCTTCTTTCCTCACAAGGATCAGGTGAGTCTCATGCTCTTCACGGCTCAGGGTGAACGCGAGATCTGAAACCACATATTCGTCTGACATATTGGGTTTTAGGTCTGTGCCATAGTTGATCTTTACGAGACTATTGATGGTCCACGGCTTCTTGGTCATTGGGTTCTTCGTCCCCACGACACTCAGGCTGATCACGTCACCACGGCCCCAATTCCTCTTGGCTGTGACATTGACGAGGTTCTGCTGAAAGGTCTGCCAACCACTGGCATCGGACATGGGATAGCTGGCCTCTGAAACAAACGTCATAATCTTGCCGTCTGGAATTTCTGAGGGCGTCTGATCCATTGCCGTGACATGCGGGACCGCCGAAGAGTTAACACCAGCTATCGCGTTGTAGGGATCAATGACAGCAGTATAAGCCTGAAAGCGGCCCAAATTGGTTCTGTGCCTAAATAGGCTTTTGATGATGGGGTCTTTGAGACTGAGCGTTGTCACGGCTCCACTGGCAGGATCATCAATGACCAGACGCCCGAACCTGTCGTCGTAGAGCAGTTTGCCCTCATATTGTGCGAGCGTAGCGAGGAAGTCATAGGACTTCGTTGTGAGGTTGATATTGGTCAGGCTCGCTAAGGGACGTGGTGTGCTGTTTGTGAGATCGACCACATCAACGACCTGAGTGCCGTCTTGTGCGGTCAGGAGCCATTCTGCAACCTGCTTGATACTCGTTAGTGTGCCCGGCACCTGGCCTGCATTGGGCTGGATTGTCGTGCCGTCTGTAATCTTCTGACAAAGGGACCGCCCTGAGACTTCAAGGACGTGTTGTCCGTGTTGTATGCCATTGGTTGTTGAGTCGATATAACCAGTGAAAATTTTATATCTATCGAGATAAATTTCTATCTTGGCTCCGACTGCCAATAAACCAGTATGATTGACCTTTTGGGCTTTACTCACTGCCTTTGAAAACAAGGATAGAATATTGGTGTTCTGCTCACCATCTTGAAACGCATATGTCATGGAAAACGACATAGGGACAATATCAAGGCTGTGACTAATTTCCCATGCAATAAAACGGTTTATGATTTGATTATTAACCAGAACCACGAAGCCATTAGGTAGCGTATTTTTCTTTCCTGTTACGGTTACGTTCGCGCTCAAATCCCCACCCCAATAAATAACTTAATAATGATTATTTATTGGGAGACCCGATGAAAAAAGTAGATTCCAACAATGGTGTTTGGGTCAATGATGATCCCGCGACACTTACAAATGGCACACCGATAGACGCTGATTTTATGAATAACATTCAAGATGAAATATCGAATGTAATAACTGATAATGGCGGAACATTAGACGGAACAAATCACAGCCAATTAAGCCAGACACTTGATAAGACGTTTGCGAAGATCAATAGTCCGACACTGATCGGCGTTCCCCTAACCAGCAATCCAGATGGCACGATAAATAACCAGATCGCTACTGTTGATTATGTGAATCAGAAAGCCTTGCAGGCAACCGTTGGTTTCACGCCAACTCAGCAGGGTGGTGGAACGGATCAGGGAGCCAATAAGGTTTATATTGGTGGTGATTCCACTGATGCCACACAGGTAAGAGTTCAGGTGGACCAAATTGACCTTGGTAAGGTTGCGTTCCAAGCCGAGGATAACAATACCTATGGCGTGAGCAAAATAGGCTATGATCATGTTAAAGGTGAATTGGCTTATTATGATACCGGGAATAAGGCTTGGCATTATTCCTACACAACAGATTATATCGACGGGAAAGCCTACATAAGCTCATTGCCAACTGGTGATAATGTAAAAGTTACGGATATAATCTGGAACACATCATCGAACCTACCCGCGTACTATTATGGCGAAGATAATCAGGTTTCTTACTCAGCAACTACTGATTGGTCACAGGAACAGTTTCTAAAGCTATCAGACGAAGGCATACAGAGCGTTAGCGGGCCAGTAGCCTTTAGCGGTGCGAACACACACAACGGTAATGAGACTTTCAGTGGTCCAGTTAGTTCTAATTACATTTTAAACCTTTCCGCCGATAAGGAGGGTGATACGTGCCTTTTTGTAACTGGAAAATATCTCGTCAATTTTGGTGAGGCGACTACTTGGATTCAAGATACCTCTAATTTCAGTTCTATCGAATCCCTTAATGCACGGACAGCAGAAGGCCGATATATCAAATCGGTGCCAGGCACATCATCAGGTAATACACGGATTGTAGATATTCAGCAGTCTAGTGATGGCCACGCATTATTCACTGTGGGGTCTGGGACTGTAACAGTTGGGGCCAATCTTACTGATCTGCCGATGGATGATCCAGCTATAAAAATGCAAGTATTTTATGCAACCCCGAATTATAATCTTGGGTCTAGCAATCCCGTTCGTATCAATTTCCCCAGAGCTTTCAAGCCGGGAACACAGCCGGTAGTGATGATTCCAAATACACAGGAGTTAGGAACACATAGATATTGGATTTCTAACATAATTGCTGGGAATGATGTCGATGGAGCCACAACGGAACTACTCATTGATAATGAGGGATTCTCCATAGGTGGTTACGTTATTGGCGCATCAATACAAGGTATGGCCGGTTCGAATATGATAATCCCTGTTTTTGCAGCGGGGTATTACCAATGAGCACGAACTCAGATGTAATGGCTGCATATCCAGCACGATATTATGCAACTCTTAGCAAACCATGCGCTTGGTATGACATGTGGATATTTTCCTCAACAGATGGCCTGCCTGCGGCCAGCACTCTGTTTGCCATGACGGCAGACCAGTGGGCTGCAAAGGGCGGGAACACCGGAACGAAAAGCATGGCGGTGGAGAATGGCCAGCTGGTCGATTACACACCGCCGGTTGTACCCATTCCATTGGCTACTCAGGCGAGCACGGCATTAGCTTCTGCTAGAACCTATATCTATA